CATGATTGTGCGTATTACAAGGATCGAATTCCTACAGAAACATTTCTTGAAGTGCAGACAACATTACGTATGGATCACGGATTTGAATTTGTTAAACTTGAACATGAAGCGATCTTTCCAATTACCACACAAACTGTATATGAAAGTAGATTTAGAGAACAAGACCGTGCAGAAGAACTGCATCGTCAATCAATCGCCAATGAAGAACGTAAAGCATTGGGACATGTTAGTGAATGGAATCAGCCATTGACTAACAGCAGAGTAGTCATTAATCCTTTTAAGGCTCAGACACGTGAAGAGGACTTGCCGGATTATGAATACGATTATGAACTAGAAGACCATAGAAAGTAAGGAGAAAAATTATGAAAAAACGTTCTAGAATGTCACGCTCAGGGTCAAAAAAGAACTTTAAAAAAGGTTTAAACGTAAACCGCAAAAACATCGCGACTACATCGCGTGGCGGGATTAGGTTCTAAATGTGCTTATTCCCCGGAAAAGCCAAACTGAATCCAGAGGGGGGTCGCCCCCTCTTTCATCCCGATGGCGCTCTAAAACTTCCATGTGGTAAATGCGACGAATGTCCCAAACTCCGCGCCTCCGCTTGGGGTATGCGCGCTCAACACGAAATCTCCCTACACAACAAAAATTGCTTTCTAACTCTTACTTATAATAATCAACACTCTGTTACTGGTGATGTGATAGATTCTCTCCCAAATACTGGTGGTGTAGGTTGGAAGGTTTTTTGGTTGATAGGTGATGATTCAGATGCTCCTATATCAGTACCCTCTAATGGTGAAAGTATATATTTAAAATTATATAATACAGCAACAGATGGCCCTTCGTATGGTGCTTTTAACTCCTCGCAAGCTGGTTCAAATCGTCCTTATGTTGAAATACTTTTGTCGGAAATTTCCACATCTTCAACATCAACGGTTGCGACGAGTACGGATAGCGTTGATACTGAGAGTATTTCTGTAGCATTTTCTTTGCTTTTTTTCTTTTTGGGGTTTGCTATAATGTATAAGATTATTTATGTTTGAAAATTACCAAAAGGGGGGTATTATTCTTAAAGCGTTGATGGTTGCTGCTCTTTTTTCTTTTTTGACATTTTAGCAGTAATCATATCTGCTTTTTTCATTTTACCAGATTTAGTTTCTTTATATCCTTTTGCTTCCATTGCATATTCTTTAGCTTCTTCAGCTTTAGATTCCATACCTTCATGTTTTTCAGACATGTCAATATAACCACCTTTTGATTTATTTACTCTAGCAATTCCATTTCCTCTTGTTTGTATTCCTAGTCCAGCCATTTTATTCTCCTATCCGTTTTCTTGTTCTTTATTTGCCGGTCTATTTGCCATAGTGCGCGCCACCGATTCTGCGCTTCTTCCTACAACATATCCACCAAGACCTATTTGTAATAATGTCCAAACATCACCTGGCAAAGTTATAGTTATTGAAGCTTTAAAGAAAAATAAGATAACAGGTCCTAATACATAATTCCATATTAAAATAAATATTAAAACATACATTAATAATGGTCTCCAACTAGATGCAAACCATCCAGCTTTTGCTTCTGCTTCAATAATTTTTGCTGCTGCGGTTAATTCTTGTGTATGAGATTGCATCAATTGCGTTTGCATTTGTGCTTTTAATTTTTCTTGTAAATCTTTATCTGGAACTGATTTTTCAATTGTAGAAAAAAGAATTTTTGCTAAAGGTGCTACAGCATTTAATACTGGTAACATGGCTTAATACCACTTAGCTGATCTTTTTTTCTCTGGAAGTATATTTCCTTGGCCTTGAACTACATCAGTTTGAGTTTCATTTGGTTTTGACATTTCAACATCAACTCCACCAACTAAATATCCATCTGAATTAGTAAATTTAGAATGATTTACTTGTTTAGATTGACCAATTTTTTTATTTTTGTTTTTCATATGATTAATATACCCTATTTTTTGTATCTTTCACTATCTTTTTTTAGTTGAGCAGCCAAAATAGTCTTTTCTAATGATGTATTTGCTCTTAATTTAGCTAAATCTTCATTTTGTTTAAGCTTTTGAACGTCTGTTGACTGATTCATCATAGTTTTCATCTTGTCAAGATTGATTCTTTCTTGATTATCACGTTCTTTAGATGCATTTTCTTGTGCTCTAAGGTCTAATTCTCTAGATCTTAACATTGCAATTGGATCATTATCAATAAGTGAAGTAATTTTGTTTTCTTCGGACATAAATTCTTCCATTGCTTCAGAAATAATTTGAGCTTTTCTAGATTCAATTTTTTGTTGCATGTTTTGTACCATTGCTTGTGTCTGTGGATTTTGTTGAGCTTGTGGATTTTGAGTTAATTGAGCTACTTGAGCAATTTCATTTCTAAATTCAAGTTCAACTTGTTCTTGACCCATCAAAGATATGTGTTCAAAAACATTTTTTTCTAATGCAGCCATAATCACTGGAGCATTTTTTGCAAGATTAGTTGACATAAAACTTAAATGAGAAGTTATATGCGCTCTATGATCTTGTCCTGGGAAAGCTTGGAATGGTTTCCCTGCGAGAGCATCTACATGTTCCAACGCAGGGTCCTTTGGTGTGGGTTGATCTGGTTTATTTAAAATTCTATCAATATCTCTTACACCTAATGCTGAATACATATTTCTGTAAACTTCATACATGTTATGAATTCCAGGATTAGACATTGCAAGTTGCATTTCAGTTTGTGCAATAGATATTCTTTGTGTTTGTGAAAATATATTTGGATCAGCAACTGGAATGATATCTACTTTATCATCAAAGTCAGCTTGTTTAATTGTTCTTGCTCCACCAACAACATCATATGGATATTCTGGTGGTAAATATAATTTAAATACATTTGCTAATAACTTAAATTCCTCCTTCATTGAGGCATAAATTCTTTTGTGAATAGCAGACATTGTTCTGCTCCCTCTTTCCAGCAAAGCCACGGTCGTGCCCACTGCTGCTTGCTGATTCCCATCCCCTACTTGCATGTCCGCTATCGAAGCAAAGCGCTGACCTGCTTGAACCACGACCCCCATTAATGCTAATAAAGTTTGTGACGGTTCCTTGTATGGTAAAGTCATAAATGCATCTCTTAAATTTCCTCCAGGCGCATCTACATCTCTCCATTCACCAGGTTGAATAGATTGAGCATCATCTCTAATTCTAATTCCTCGTTGTTTGAATCCTGCAGGTAAATTAGATAATGTTCCTGCATCTAATAATTGTCTTAATGCTTGAGTTGCAGTTCTTGATAAACCACCAATCATTTGAATTAAACCATTACCATAGAAACCAAATCCCGGTAAAAATTTAAAGTGTACAAAATATTGTATTTTTTGTTTTTTAGGATCAGTTTCAGAAAAATTACGTCTAATAGATAAAACTTCTCTAGATCCTTCTTCAATAGTTACAATGTATGGTAATTTAATTCCTGTGGGCTCACCATTTGAATCTTTATCTTCAAAACCTTCTAAATCTAAATTAACATGACATTCATATAAAGTGAAAACATCTTCAGTCTGACCGCTCATAGTCACACCTTCTAATTGTCTTTCTTTAGATCTAACATCATCATCTTGAGTTAATTCATCGGAAGCTTTTAATTCTATATCTCTGTAAAAACCTGCGACTTGTTGTTTTCTTAATTCGTTTTCTGAAATTTTAATAACATGAATAACTGAATCTGCTTCTTCTAAACTATTTGCTGTGTATGGAACAATAATATCTTGAGCTTGAATAAATTTAGAAACAGCTCTTCCTAATAATTCATCATAATAAACTTTTTTAAATGTAGATCCTGATAATGGTAAATAAAATAACATCTGATCAAATTCTGTTTCATATTCTTTCATGACATCCATCATTTGATAGTTCATAAATTCAGCAACTCGTTCTGCTTGATCTTCTATTTCAGGGGTTGTTGCACCAACAACTTGAGTTCGCACTGGTCCTTCTGGTGGTAATAATTCTTTATAAGCTAAAGCTTGAAATTGTGTAACTGCTTCTGCAAGTACTGGATGAGTTGCACTTGATGCACCTTGAAATGGTTCTGTTCTTGATTCGTATTTAAATCCAAGTAAATCTAATCCTTGAGTATAAGCTTTTTCCCAATCCGCTCTTGAATCTTTGTAAGATTGTGCATCTTGATAAAGTTCAGATCCTAATCTATTTAAAACTGTCTCTTCAATGACTTCAGCAAGGTTTGCATTAAATTCTGTTTCACCTGATAGATCTTTTGTTGGATCAAAATTAATATCCACACTACCATCTTCGTTTTCAGTAACTTCAGTTGGAGATGTTTTTATCTCTTCTGTTTCACTAATAACAAGATCTGTCTCCTGTTCAGGAGTTAAAGGTCTACTTATTGTTGGAATAGGTTTTTCTATTTCTGCCATTTGTTATTTTCTCCGATTTAACTGTTCTAACAGTATTATAACTAATATTCAAGCCTTGCGGGTTAGGTCCACGTAATGGAGGTATTGTTCTAGTTAATCTTTTAGGTTTATTCATTCTCCACCAATCAGGAATATCAGGATCAGGATATCTATTCATTATATCATCATATGGATTATCTTCAACATATGCTCTTGCTTTTTCTCTCTGTTGAACTCTTTTTGGATGTATTCTTTTATTTGTTGCAATTTTCTCGACTCTTTCAATATCACTTATTGCATCTTTAACAGACATATTTTCATATTCTAGTTCCCAATCACCTGGTTCATATGCAGGACGTGGTCTAGTTTCCATTACACTAAATTCTCCAGGATAATTGATAGCTTTACCTGTTTCTAAATCTATATCTGATTTAGGAGGTTTATAATGTAAATCAAATGGAGTATCAAATGCACCTCCATAAACATCTGCTTCAATATGAATTGTACCGTCTGGATATTGAGTCATTTTAATTATATCTGGTTTTGGTTCACCGGCAACTGGTACTTCTATTTTTTTAACTGTTCTTATATCTTCAACTCTTGTTGCTTTAGGAGATATATCAATTCCTTCCTTCTCGATTCTAGCCACTAGTGACGGAAACCATTCTGGCATGTCTGCAACTTTTGGTAAAACTTTAGCTGCGACTTTTGTAGCTTGGGCAGCTTTTTCACCTTTAATTAATTTACCAGCAAATGGTGCTGCGGCTGCTCCTGCTAAAAATCCTAAAAATCCTCTTCTAGATATTTTAGGTCCACCACCATCTTTTAATCCAACTCTTCCTCCAGAACGATATTGTTGAAGTTCATTAATATAATCATCTGGTCCTACTATAGGAAGTTCTTGAAACGGTGTTGTTTTTTCTTCAGGTTGTTCTTCTTGATAAACTTGTTGTTGAACTTCTTCAGATAATTTTTTCTTATCTTGTACAGAAGTAGTTCCGATTATTTTTCCAAATATAGTTGGTTTCCCAGTAGCAGGATCAATTATATTACTTACATTAGATTCAACTAATCTGTCTGATAATTTTACAATTGTTGGAGTAACTTTATTTACTTTTTTTATATTTGTATTTAAGAAAGTATCTAAATCTTTTAATTTACCTTCAAGTTCTTTAATTTTCATTCCTGGATCGGATTCATATCCTTCAACGCTTGTAAACTCTGGATTCTTTAAAGCTTCTATTTGTCCTTGTATTTTATTTGCTTCATCTACTTTATCTTGATAATCAAATAATAAATTTGTTGCATTTTTTTCTTCATCAGTTTTTGCCATTCTTAAAAGATCAGTTCTTCTAGATCCAACAATAGATTCTGGAAGAAATCCTAATGTTGTTGAACGAATAGCTTCTCTCCAGTCTCCTTTTGCAAGTTCTGGAACTGCTTGACCGGATTCAAGTAATGCACCAACTCCAAGTCCTATTGGACCAGCTCCTACAGATATTAATTCTTTAACACCTAGTCCTGTAAATTTAATACCGCTTCCGGCTTTACTTAAAATATTTTTTAATACTGGGGCAGCTTCATCTGCACTAGCAATTGCTTTTTCAGCCAATGTTAATTGTTGTTTATTTAAATTACCTTCTTCTAATATTTTTAATCCTTTATTAAAACAATCAGATCCTTCAGAAAAGTTTATTCTTCCTCCATTCATTGCTTTTGCTCGTGCACCACAAGCAAGATCTCCTATCATTTGAATAGCTTTATTTCTTACGTCTGGATTATTAATAAATTCTTTTAAAGTAGCAGTTCCTTTTGGGACTTTAATACTATATCCTAATTCTTTATAAGAACCAGGTAAATCTAAACCTTGACCTAGTAATTGAGCTGTTCTTTTTTTACCATATAATTCTGTTGGTTCTTTTAAACTAAGTTCTGGTAAACCTAATTTTTCTATTTGAGCTTTATCAACATCTTCTAAACCACCTAAAAAATCTTTTGTGTAATTTTTGTAATCTTTAATTATTTTATTAGGATTTCCTTTATTTCCTTTTGCAATTTCGTTTTGTAAATCTTTTTCATATTTTTCAAATTGTTTATTAAAACCAGCATATGCTTTTGTATTTAAATTTCCTTCCATTAAATTAATAAATTGTGAATAAGGAAAAGATTTATTTCTTGAAGATGATGTTACTCCAGTTAATTCATTAACATTGATTCCTTTTGAACCTTTTATAGTTGGATCAAACACCGGTATTTTTTCTTTTTGTAAAATCCTTCTAGCCTCTCTTTTCATGTCTTCAAAAGTTGTAGTTTCAAAATATTTATCTCCAATACCTTCGGTAATAACATTTAAAGCTTCTTTATAAGCAGCCATTTTATATGGATTACCAAAAGGAGATTTATCTATTGCTTCAAATAATTTTTTTCCAGCTGTTCTATTTTTAGGTATACCCACATCAACATTTGCAAATTTTTTTCCGTTGTATGCTTGTGCTAATCTAAAAGTTGATTGTGCAGCTTCATTTCTTGTAATGTCATATTCTTTTAATAATTCATCTGGAATAATTTTTCCATTACGTACATAGTTTCTAAGTTTAGGATCATTGTGAAATAATTTCATTCTATCTGCCGTAGCTTTTGAAACTCCATATTTAGCTCCTCTTCTTAAATGATATTCTTTCATTGTTTCTATTTGTTCGGCAGTAGGTTTTTTATAATGCAAAGTTCCATACTTTCCACCTTGACCTATATCAAAATATTTTGCCTTTAATTGTTTTTTATAAAAATCTCCAAATAAATTTTTTTGTCTTTTGTACGCTTTTGGTGCGTACATTAATTCTTTTGCTTTAACTGAAAGATTTGGAATACCTGTTAGTTCTTCTAATTCTTTTCCAGTTATATATCCTGGTGGCACAGATCCTTTAGCAAATCCTTGTCGCTCGACGCTTCCTCCCTCAGCCAAGTTTAATTGTTCATAAGGTTGGTTTTGTATTTCTTTTGGAGATACAATCGGCATGTCATTTGGAAATGGTGTATAGCTTCCAGCTCCTTGCTGCTCGACACCTGTCTCTGGAACAATGTCCGGTTCAGTTCCTGTGTATAACGGGACAATAAAATCGCGTCGCAAGTAACGGGGGTTTGCTTTGAAGTTCATAGCCTTCTGATATTTTTTAATTTCGCTCATTATAATAATCCAGCGATTCCGCCTTTTGCATTAGGTTCTCTACCAGT